CGTGCGACACTCAGCAGGTTCTCGCTCGAGAGCCGGTCAGGTGCGCCAGTCTTCTCGAGGACCGCCGCTGGCTCGGGTGCTTGAGGAGCTGGAGCCTCAGGAATTTCAGGTGGAGGGACTGGCTCTGGCTTTGGCTCTGGGATCTTAGTTTCAGGTGCCAGCTCGGCGATCGACTGCTCGATGTTGTCGACCTCGCTGGAGAACTTCTCGAGCGCGTTCTTCTCTGGTTCGGCAAGCGTGTCATCACGGGTAGCAACCGTGTCGACGTCGTCCACGAGCTCCTGCAGGTTCGCGCGCGCGTCGACCAGGTCGAGGTCACCGTTGCGCAGCTGCTCTACGATCGCGCTCAGCCGGTCCGCGAACGCGTCCCGGGCCGGTGCGGCGGTGGAGTCGTCGGGGATCGCGGACTTGACCTCATCTACAACATCACTGATCTCAGTCTCGATATGGTCGGGAACTTGGTTGTTGTTGACGTCGACCATCTCGTCGGGTGTGATGTCCGGTGTGTTACCCGCCGCGTCGGCCTCGCCGTCAGTGGTGTCGACTCCGTCATCCTCAGGCAGCTGCGCAACCGGTCGTGCCTGGTCATCCTCAGGGTGGTTGAAGTCCTTCACTGTGCCGTTGACGATGCCCTCGGCGACGTCGCGGGGAACCATGATCTCCGAGCCACCGGCGGGCTTGATGAGCACATCGCCTGGGTCGTCGTTGCCTTGTAGACGAGTCAGATCGCTCTCAAGATCCTGACGAAGCGGGCTACTAGGATCAAGCAGGTGCTCCGGCCGCGCACCGACATCCATCTCGTCCATTTGCTCACGCGCGGAGTCACTCCACGTCGCGGCACGCGCCTGCAGCGACTCCTCTGACGCTGCTGGGTTCACCTCCCCGGGTAGACCCAGGCGAGCCTTGACCTTCTCTACCTTGTTGGCCGGGACGGCGACGACGCGGCCGTCCTCGTCGAGCTTAACGTTGACTCGCCCGTTAGGGATGTCCATGCCGACCGCGACGCCGTGGTACCAGGTGCCACCACCGGCCGCACCGGGGGTACGGATCTTGAACCGGATGCCACCACCCATCTCGATCCACTTGCCGAACCGGTCGCGCAGCTGCTGCCGAGCGCGCATGGAGCGTGACACCCGTGAGTTGCCGTCGGCAAGAAGGGCCGAAAGCGAGTCGACACAGAGCGCGGTTGAGGCGCCACCCGCCCGAGCGGCCGCCAATGCCCGCGAGACCGTGTACCGCCGGCGCGCATCGGTCGGAGGGTAGAGCGCGGCCGAGGAGAGCAGGCGCACGAGGTCATCCGCGCCGGCCGAGGCGACGATCGACGTCGCACGGTAGAGCGACGGGCGGGAGTACCTCGTCGGGATGCGCGCAGGCATCAGGTCCGCGTCGGTCAGCTCCTGGGTGTAGCGCGACTGGACGGCCGCGCGGTGGCTTGGGATCGAGGACAGGAACTCGTCCACGCGCCGGAAGGCGTACCCGTCGCGCGTCATGCCCGGGTTCTGGTCGAGCGAGAAGGACTCGACACCGCGGGCGTAGACCGCCCGCACGGTGGGGAGCCGGACACGGTCGGCCGTCGCCACCCGCGCGTTGTGCTCTCGCACCATGCGCGTCAGAATTCGGTCAACGCCGGGCGGGATCGAAAGCTGACGGCGCTTGCCAGGCACGGGCTTGAGCGCGGCGGTGACGTTCTGCTTAAGCGGCACGCGAGTTACGTCCTGTCCAAGTACGAGTGCGATGTCGTTGAAGGTAACGGGTTGGGGCGGCACCGTGATCGCCGGCGGCGTCTCACCCGGCTCTAGGTATCCAATAGTTGTGTGAGGGGTGAACGAGTGATCTGTCTGTAGCAAATCAAGAACACCACGTGCTTCAAGCTCACGCTCAAGTGATATACGCAGGTCGTTGAGACCGGCCACGTCGGGCTGCGCCCAGAAGGGTCGAGGCGCACTCGGGTCGTCAGGCGTGAATACCCCCGACCCGGCCGGGAAAGTCCCAGAGAGCGGTCCTCTAGCGGCAGCCGCGGTGGCTGCAACGGCCTCGGCCAGGGCCTGCCGTTTGGCCTGCGGCAGCTCGTCGACCTTGCCGAAGTAACCAATGGTCACATGAAGATCTTCAGGTGGCAGCCCGTCCGGCAGTGCCACCTGCTGTGCAAGCTCAAGTGGGATGAAGAGAGCAACCATGACCCCATCAGAGTAGTTTTCTCCGCTGTTCACAGTTCTCCTCTCTTCCGCGCCCAGTAAGCTCGTCGTGCGTCTGCCATTTTTTGCCGAGACTCATCGCTATGCGCATGCCCAGGCTTGCCTGCGCGCGCTGCGCGAAGCTTAGATCTAGTCTCATCAGAAACTTGCGATCCACTTTCGCGCCACGCGGCCCAGCGCGCGGTATTCGCGGCACTGACCCTCGCGCGGTGCTCAACAGTGATAGTCTTACCCTTATGTGCCTGACTAACTCTCTCACGTTGATCTGGATCTGAGAACTGCTGGCGCGTAGCAGCAGCGATCAAAGCTCTTGACTCGCTACTGTGCGTTCTCCCTGTGACCCAAGGCTTACGCTCAGGGTTATTCGCCCAAGCATCACGCATCTTCTGCCGTGTCGCAGCAGACGGCACAACACCAGTAGTGCCCTCGCCACCCGTCGACGTATTGGTGAGACACGCACCTTGATCTTTGAAGTGGCTGATCCAGTAGATCTCAGCATTGAACGCATCTTTGACAGCTAGCCCTGACTGAATCTCGATGATCTGAGGTGTATACCCAGTGCGGAGAAGCTTACGAATCCAGTCGTTCTTGTGTGTAGAGCCGCGTCTACTTGATTGAGCAGTTCTGACATGGCTACTGAGGCGTGGGTGCAAGGCATTCTTAGTCACACCGATATATCTGATCTCGTGGTCTCGTGGGTCAACGAGCGCGTAGACGGTTGCCATCAGACGAGCTGGTTCGGGTCGATGACCTCGGCGGGGCCAGTGGGCGCCGGCGCCGGCGCCGGTGCTGGCGCTGGCTCGGCGCCAGGCGCGAGCACCTCCTCGGCCGGTGGCGGGGCAGCCGCGTCACCGCCGGGGACACCGAGCGCGTTCGCGACGTCCGGCGGGAGTGGCGCGGGGCTGGAGGCCTGGTTGACCGCGCGCACGTTGGCCATGACGTCGGGCGCGATCACCGCGAGAATCGCCTCCGTGAGCTCAGGAGTGAACGTGCCCTTCTCAATCAGCATGTCGATCGCGATCTCCTGCGGGGTGGGCGCGTCCTCGTCGTTGAAGCCGTGCGCCTTCCGCCAGGCTGCGCCCGACAGTAGCTTGCGGTCGTGCCCCGCGTCGGCGTCCTCGGACTTGTTGGGCCGGGTCGTGACCTCGCTCGGGTCGTACCAGATGCAGTACTCGTCCGCGTCGAGCGGGTCGATCCCCAGTGCCACCATCGCGGGCCGCAGGAACGCGGTCGTCAGGCAGTCGCAGATGAGCAGCGCGAGGGGCTCGATGTGGGCCTTGTACAGGTTCTCGTCGATCTGGAGCGCGTTCGCGTATTTGACGTTGGCCAGGCCGGTGACGACGTCCTTCGGGACGTCGATGCCCTGCATGATCCGGTCGAGCACGCGGTCCGCCCGGGCGGTCAGCGCGGCGTCAAAGGAGCGCTCGAACTTGAACTGCTTGATCTTCTCACCCAGCTCTGAGGGACCTCGGATGATGAGCGGCACCACCGAGGCGGCGCTCGTCTCGTCGGAGATCGGGGTCGTCATCGCCTGGATGAGCGCCTCCTCGAACTCGTCCTCATCGTCCTCCGTCGTGCTGCCCGCGAAGAGCGCGGGGTCGACCGAGTCCTCGTCGTCGGGCTCACCCTCCTGTGCGTTCGCCGACACCGACAGGCCGTCGGGCAGGTAGAGCGCGCCGGCGTTGAGCCGCGAGCGGGCGGTCGCCCGGTACGTCCGGTTGAGCAGGAGCAGCTCGCTGCAGAGCTCACGCAGCGGGAGCATGCTGGAGTCCGCGTCCTCGGAGAACCGCGGGTGCGGCCGCCAGAGCCGGCCGACGTAGGCGTTGGAGGGGAGTTCCTGGTACTCGTTGACTCGCGAGAACGCGCGCTGCGCGCGCAGGCTCACGCGGCCCGACTGGTTGACCACGACCTCGTCTACGGAGCGAATGTCCCACGACTCGCGCTCACGGCCGCGCACTCCCGGCACGGCCGGCACCTGCACGAGGTAGCACTCACCCGCGACGAGAAAGTTCAGCGCGGCGTCGCGCATCAGGCCGGGCTGGCCGCCGTAGATCGAGTCTAGCCGCCGGAGCGCGGAGCTCGCGGCCTGCCCGGCGGAGTCGTCGGGGGTGACCGGTGACGGCACCGCGTTGACGTCGTTGATCTTGGC